CCATCTACTAGCGGCCTCACGCCTGTCAGTACCATCGTGTTGCCGTTTGGATCTGCTAACTCTTTTGTCTCTAGCTCGGCATTAAGCGAAGTGCCATTAAACGTACCCATCTTGTGGTTTGTATCAAAAGCGGCCATTGATACTCGGCCACCTCTAAACGCTGTACTGTCTACAGGTATAGAATCTAAATCGATGCCCTGCGGTAGCGGCGTATCTAGCTGGTCCAGCGTAAAGTCAGTAGTTAGGTATTCAGATATAACTTCAGTGTCTACCTGGCAGTACGACCATCTGTCTGCCGCCCAGTTATAGATCAGCAAAAAGTCATTGTGCTCTAATGTTGAGTCACTGCGAAACGACCAGATCACCATGCGGTTACGCCTATCTACAACGCCTCGCACAAACCTAACTGAGTTTTCATCTGCGGTATCAAAGAACCATCTGTCTACTTTTTCTGCGCCAATTGGTCTCGATCCCTGACCAGTGAAAGCATAAAAACCATCCTGGCCTAAGTAATAAATTGTAGAGCCTGACCAGCAAACGCTATCAGGTGCCGGTGTACCTCTGCCCTCTTCTACCTCATTGAGCCTAAAGATCGTCGGAGGCCCTGAGTAGGTCATCGTCCAGATAGAGTTTTCTTGGAAGACTACGCCATACTGCCCTGGCACGATTGCCTGTATCTCGCCGCCGTCACCCTCTAAGTCTCTAGTATCAGACTGCGTAGCAACAGAGGCGGTCCATAATTCTGTGTTGTTATAGCCAGACCAGTTGAGCCTGTTGGGTCTAGGTGTCCCGTCATTGAGATTACCTAACACCAAAAAGTTTCTAACGGTTGCTATCGACTTTGCTTGTGGTGGTGACCCTGGCAAATCCAGATACGTGCTTGACGATGTAAGGTCATAAAACTGTGGCGCAATACCTGCTGCGACTGTAATGAGCCGATCACCGAAGCGTGACCATCGCCAGCTTTCTACACCGACATAGCCGCCTGACTTGGATTTATCTGCCCAGGTTTTAGCCGCCGTAAGACTTTCTATCTTGGTTTGTGAGCCTGCATGAACATGAATCGTGCCTGCACTGTCTTTGACACTAATCGAACCCGTACACGCACTCGTAAGTGCCGTAGAGAAAGATTGCAGAGACTTAAATGAGCCGTAGGTTTGCACATACGGCAACACATTCTTAGCTACTGTCGCGCCTGGGTTATCAAGTGCTGGTTGATCTGGCAACCACTCACCAAACACCATTTTGGTCATGGTGTACCCATGCCGCCGGTTCTAAATAATGCAGAACCGCTGACCCTTGACCAGCGTTCTTCCTGGTTAGTCTGCTCTATGCTGATCGCAAATTTCTGTGCGTATCTATTCTCGTTCTCTGGCTCTAACGCCCACTCTGAGGCGGCACGTAATGCGCCGTACAGGTAAACATCGTAATAGGTACTGAGCAGCACATTGGTATCAGAATCCGCTGAGAGCGCATCAAAAGCCTTGTAATAGACAAGTGTAAGCGTACTGCTTGTTGGTACAGGTGCTAGGACAATGTTAGTGCCTTCTATCGTGTAGGCAGACGGCTCACCGCTAGATATATCGAATATCTTTGCACTACGCAGTCTCGCAGGTGGCAGATAATCAAGCTCCCTGGCGTTACTTGCGTTATTGGACACGCTACGCATCGAGATGAACCCTGTGGGTAGCGCAGTTGAGCGTGAGCTAACCGCAAAAGAGGTATCTGTCACCTCCATCGCGCCGATTCGGACTGATCTCCTGATCTCTGCCTCAGCAATACGCACAAACGTAGCTTTTAGCGCATCGGTTATATCAGATCGCGCCATGTACTCAGTGATGTCGCTTTTAAGCGTTGCGTAGGTTGTCATATCTTGCCGTTAATCAGTTTGAGGTAGCTGTTTTCGCGGCTATTGAGCTTCATAGACAGGTATGTCTTCCAGGTCCAATCCTGCGAATACTTGTTCTTCCACTCTTTCTTCCATTCCCTGTGCATCGTATCGGGAATCCTAGCCACCAAACGGCCTCTAGCCTGCTTGTTGATGACAGCGTGGTTTCTTAGCTCCGCATTACTATCGAGGATTGCCTGCACCTGGCCTGCTGGCTTGACATCTTCTGCGACCAACTCATTGCCGTCAGAAAATACCCTCGTGCGGTTGCCATTCCACAACTGCTTTTCCATTAACTTTTTCATACGATCCCCATAAAAAAAGGGGGCCATAAGGCCCCCTCTCATTCGGCAGCTTTTAGCTAGCTGTCATAGCTGCATCGTCATCAACATCGGCAAAGATACCGTGTGCGCCTGGGTTAGGTATGACTAGTGAGTAGTCAACCAACAACGTGCGCCGCTCGGCATCACCGACCTGTGCGATTGTTTCGGTCTTGTAGTCATCAAGGTAAGAGACTTTTGCATACTCAGTGTCGAGTACGAATACGTCTACATAGTCATTGCTGACCTGTCTCTGAAGTCTATTAGGAACGACATCTAAAACCCCGAAATCGCTCACATAGACATCGACGGCCCCAACTACACCAACACCATCGCGCTGGTTCTTACCATAATCCTGGTAAGGCGTAGCGATACGGCTGTTCGTAGAGAACATGTACTTGGAAAACTGTTGCTTAACAGTCGGACCCATCATGATGACGTTAGGGTTAGAACCATTGACGTAACACGCCTTGATTACACCCAACAACCCATCCTCAGTCAGTGCTCTAACAGTACCGTCAGTCGCTGCTGAGTTAGGGAAGCCATCATTGGTTGAGCTTAGTGCGGGGTCTGCACCACCTGAGCCTCTGTCTGTGTTTCCAGAGTCAACCTCTGAAGAAACAGCTACACCGATCCAGGTAGGTAGGCCAGCGGCCTTACTTGCGTTAGATCCGTCACCTGCTGCACCCGCTTGGTTAGAGAGCAATACTGCCTCTACATCTCGCTTCAGCTCTTTTCCTGCTTTGGCGATTTGGTAGGCCATCTCCTGCCTCCTGCCCGCCTTATTGACGATATTAGCTCGTCTAGAGACGACTAGGTCTTTACGGGAAATTTGGCAAAAATTTCCGAGTCTTGCTGGTGTAGCTAGTGCGTCACCAGAAAACTCGTCGCCATCAATATGTGCATTTGATGCGTTCGCTGAGGCAAGCGAGTCCATAAGCCATTCGGTGAATGTGTTGGTCGCTGTGTCTCTCCCGATACTAGAAGTAAAGGGTGTTTCGGTTGGCGATATGTCTGTGATGATGTTACGCAAATCCTCACGAGCATTTTCGCCGTTAGTTGCTAGGTCATATCTGTCTAGCGTATTAGTGGACTGTGCCATTTTAGATTCCTCATTAGAGTATTCTTTCTATTAATGCCGCCGCATCTTTGAGGTCACCACTCTTCTTTAGCCTTCCACGCATCGCTTTAACTTTCTTAGCATCTCCAGTTTTAGGCGCTGATCGCTTGTTAGGACGCAACAGTTTAGGTGCCTTCTTAACCGCCTTAACGGTCTTGTCAGCATCTGCTAACTGCTTGCGGTACTGCATTGCTTCGTAGGCCATACGCACATAACGGTGGTCGCTAATGTTTTGTACGATCTGAGCATCAAACTGATAATCAGGCTCCTCCATCAGGAACTTGGTTATCTCTTGCTGTACGTCACTATTCCAATTAGGAATAACTTCCTCTAGCTTCTGCGCCTCCTGCTGTAGCTGCTCGGCTGTTCGAGCAATACGATCCTGGGCCAACTTCTGTTTGGTGGCATCGTATTTTGCGGCTGCGGTTGATCTCAGCTTTTCAAGAGCCTTCAACTGGTCATCAAATGCAATTCGTTTTGCGTTCCATTCTGCGACATTGGATTGTCGTAGCTGTTGCATCGCAGGCGAATTGACTTGTTTGTTTATGCCCTCTGTAAGCGTGTTAAGAATGAAGGCAGACTGAGCGTTTGATGATTCAAACTGCTGCATCCGTTCCTGCACCTGGGCATCAAATTGTCTTCGGTCTTCGGCAAGCTGATTTGCCTTATTTAGAAAGTGTCTACTTTTTTGGTGATCTCGAATTAGGGAATCTAAGGTAACCTCACTACTCTCACCATCGATTTTGACTTTAGCTTTGATGGTAGTTAGTAACTCTTCTAACGGAGTGTCTAACGCCTCTGCAAAGTCATCTAGGCTTTCGTAAGATGCTTGTTCGATTTCTTCTTCGGATGCCGTCTGCTCTTCGACCTCCTCCTCGCTATCGCTGTCCTCTATGTCATCAGAGTCATCGATATCTTCTGCTACTTCTTCGACCTCTTCCTCGACCAGCTCCTCTGTCTCTTCGACCTGGGGTGCTGGGTCTTCACCGGCAATGTCATCTAACACTGCGCTCTTCATCAGTCGTTCTGTAGCAATATCTAGTGAATTAGTAGAATCCGATTGGGTATCCACATATCTCTCCTGTTATGAGGTCAGCGACCTCGATTCTTGTTAGCCCGTTGCTCTTGAGCACGAGCCTCTAATTTGCCGTGGGAGACGTACTCCCATAGCTTTTTCTTCAACCGACGACCTGCCTGGATCGCTCTCACGATCTCTAACGCTTTGTCTTCCTCGCCGTCATGTAATGCGGTGGAGGCCAATGCGTTAACAGCATCTCTCTCGATTGCGTCAAAACCTTCTTGTAATAACGGATGCTCTAATAACTGCTCGGCATCCTTGCCCTTCACTACCGGGTCTCTTCTCTTCATCGTATTGCGTTGCCTATGTACTCAAATATTCCGCTCAACTGCCCCTGCAGCCTGGGGTCTAATCCCTCGTAAAACTCCATCGCGTCTGGTGCGATATCCTGTAGCGCAGGCTCTACGAATGCCTGATATGCAGCCGTGTCAGATACGGCATCGCCAACACCTTGCATTGCGTCCATTAGTGCCTGGTTGATTAGGTTTTCTTCCATAGAGCCTAGTCCGACAGCTTCTGGTACTGACCGAATACCCTCTCTGATATCTTCTATTTCTGGCTCTTGGAAAGAGGCGAGCAACTGCGCTGGTACAAGTGGTGCTACTCGTGGGCTGTAACCAGCAATTGCTGATAACCCTGATCCCATTCCAGCTAATGAGTTGCCTAAGAATCCACTAACCTCGCGCTGCCCAGACAGCATCGGGCTTGTTTTTGCCGTGTCAGATAAAAGCTGGCTTAACTGTTTAAATGATGGGTCTAGACCACCTACCGCATCTTTTAGCTGTGTCCAGGCTGTGTTTTTCTGGTCGCGCTTTTCTGCAAAAGCTGCTTGCGACTCGCCGGTTGCTGCTACTGCGCCGGTTGCAACTGCTAACGGCGCAGGTGTTGCTAAGATGTTTCTTGAATTCTTTTTTTTAGGGTCAAAGTCAGCGTTAACTGATCGAATTGTCGATGGGTCTAGCGCAACGACCACTTCAGATGGTTGCCTAGCGTTGCTACGCATATCTTTTGGTAGATCTAAATAAGCCGGTCCGATATCGACCATATCTTTGAAGATTACCCCTTTGGCTGCCCTATTCTGCTTTGCTAGCTTTGCGAGAATGTTTGTGTTGAACGTGCCTTTGTAGTCTTCTGCAATACCAAAATATTCCAAACCGCTCATCGACCTACCGTCTGGTAACTCGACGATTAGACTGTCTGGATAGATGTCGCTCCAATAAACTCCTTTCTCAAGGCCCTTTGATACATTTGTAGGAGTTACAGTGACAAATTCGTTTTTGTTCATATAGACGGGATACAGAACGCCTTCCGCATACTGCCCGTCCTGCAGTTTTCCACTACGGTTCGTATAGGTGTTAGCTAACGATGGGTTGCTAGATAAAAATACGCCGCTATCACTAGGCGACTCAAACTCCATAATATCGGCAGAAGTGCCATGATAATAAACAGTATCTGTATCGAAACCTTGCTGTATCGCCCTAGCAATTCGTTCTGCTGGCTCTTTTGCTACAGCAATTTTCCTATCCGCTACCAGTTTTGCTAGTTTAGCCACGCAACTGTTCCGTTAATAAATCGACAACACCTGTCTCTGTGCCATCGTTTTCTATGTCTAGACCCCTGGCTTCTTCTAGCGTCTTGTAGGTTTGCGCTTCCTTCAGTTTCTTATTCGCATCCATCTCAGCTAGCTTGGCCTGCAACTCTGCCATCTCCATCTGCATCTTCTGCATCTGTGCGCTCATCTCTAACTGCGATTCGTTAGCCGTCTGCTGCGCCTTCAACTGCATCTCGTTAGACTTCATCTGCAGGTTAGCAATCGACTCTTCCTTACGGTTCTGAAGATCGATCATCGCTAGCTGTTCTGCCATCGATGGGCCTTCTGGCTGTTTCGGAGGTATCGTTGCTGGGTCGGTAAAGAACGTCTGAGTCTCACCAATACCGCCTAACTCGACCATCCTATCCAGCGTGTTATAAACATTTGCCCCACT